CCTTTTGGTGATAACATTAGAGATGCATACAGAGAAAAAGGCGCAAGCAGAGAGGATGCATCAGAAATGATTGAAGCATTAAAAAGTCCTGGTGCAAAACAATCTTATGAGATTATGGAAGAAGCATTGGGTGTAAGATTATATGGTGATGAAACTTTTGAAGAGTTGATGCAGATCAAAGAAACAGGAGTTCACCCACGAGGAGAACCACCAATTAAAAAAGCAGATGGTGGTCGTATAGGTTTTGCTAGAGGTGGTGAAAGTATTATTGGAAAAGACATATCAACAATAGGTGGTTTAATGGGTGGACTTCCAACAGAAGATGATGAATTTTCAGACATCGCAGGTCAAACAGCAGGCCTTGGTGTATTGAGTGGATTAACAAAAGTATTTGGACCTAAACTAGGAGAATATATTTTTCAAAGAGGAAGAAAAAAAGTTATAGATAAAGTTACTGATACAGCTGTTAAAAAAGCAAAAGAGATAGAAGCAGAAAAAGCAGCTAGAGCAGCAGCTAGAAGAGCAGAGACTCAACGTATACAACAAAGACTTGACAGAGACCCTAGAGGCACCGGTCCAGGTCCATCTGGCGGTGGTCCTTATGGTGGTGGTCCTGGTGGTGTGCATAGTGATTATGCAGATGGTGGTCTTGCAACAATGTTTGTGGAGAGAAGATAATGGCTAGAGATCAAAGAGATTTTGATGTTCTTAATAAAGATGGACAATTTAAAAAATTTTTTGAAGAATATTTAACAAAAGAATCTAAAATAGAAGTTGCTGGAAGAACTAGACAATCTAAACTTTGGCCCATTATAAAAAATATTTTAAAAAGTCTTCCAAAAAACGCATCCACTAAAGATAAGTATGAGGCTATAAAAAATTATCAAGTACGAGGGTCTGAATTTGGATATAGTGGTGGTTCAGCTCGAAGAAAAATGGGTGATATAATTGTAAGTAATATTACAAATTCTTTTCAAGACGCTGCAAAAGGTGTAAACAAAATTAATATAAAACAATTAGCTGATGAAATTCCAGCGTATAGTTATAAAAGTCTTCAAGCTATTTTTGGAAATTCAAAAAAAGATCCAAAAAAATATTCTGGAAATGCAAAACAAAATATAATTAATTCTAAAATTTTTGTAGAAAAACTAAAAGATATTGGTGTTGTTACAGCACAGGGAGATGTTAAAAAAGCACGTGCTGGAAGAGCATATTTATTTGAACCTTTAACTGAAGATGTTAAATTAAAATTAAAAGAACTAAAACCTTTAAGAAGTCCTAAAACTGATTATGATAATCTTAAATTTAGAAGATTAGTTGAATCTTTTTCAAGAGCATCTGAAGACTACAAAAAATTTGGATTTTCAAAAGACGCTACGGCGTTGACTAACACAGCAAATAATTTAAATTCTGCAATAATAGAAGAATTTACAAGTAAACCTTTAGGATTACAAACAGGTAAAAAACCAAATATTTCTTTAATTAATAGCGCTATGTCTAAAGATGACGTCGCACAGTTAAGACAATTTATTGAAGATAATCCTAAAATTAAAAATGTTCTTTCTATTACTTTTGATCCATCAGGAAAAAATGGAACTTATTTTAAACCAAGAGATTTAGATAAATTATCAGGAGGACAATTATTAAAAGATATATTAGTAGAAAAAGATCATATTTTTCCAGTAAAAGAAATAGAGATTTTAGAAAAACCAACTAGAACTTCTATGGGTGTATTAAAAGGTGGCGCACTATCAGAAACTCCTTTTAATAAAGTTTTAACCACGGGTTATTTTAATAATTCTTTAAGAAATAAAATTCAAAATTTTTTAAATTCTGGAGCTATAAAAGAAGACGCCGTTAAACAAATTAATAATACTTTAAAAGGTCTTGATACCACTATCTATCACAATGGTGAATATTATGGAGGTAAAATAACACCTTCAATCGAAAAACAAATTAATAGATTAGGTTATGATAAATTTGATATCGAAAAAAATGTTATTCAAAATATTAAAGATCAAGATGTTGCAATTAAAGATTTAAAAAAACAAAAATTTTCTGATTCTGCTATTGTAAAAGCTGTCAAAAATTCTAGATTTGCTCTTCCTTTTGTTATAGGAGCAGGAGTAGTATCTTCATTAACCTCAACACCTGTAGAGGCAGAAGAACCAATCAAATACAACGACGAGATCGGTGCGTTTGTAAATCCACAAACCGATGATAAAGTTTCACAAGCAACATTACTAGATTGGGCTGCAAACAATCCAATGCCCACGGCTGCCATAGCGTCAGCACCTTTACTAAGTAAGACAGTTAGAAAAGGCACAGGTAAATTATTAAAAGGATTATTATCTACACTGGGCACCTCTGCAGCAGGTTTAACTTTTGCAGGTATGACTGTGAAAGATAATCTAGATGAAGGAAAAAATATTGTTGATGCAACAGTTGATCCTATGGTTGGAATAGAATTACTATACCCAGAAGCTGTAAAAAGATTTGGTGGTAAAGGTTTACAAAATGCTTTAGGTAGAGCTCTATCATTAGGTAGAGTTGGTACAATGATGACACCAGTTGGTATGGGTATTACCGCTTTAGGTTTAGGTAAGATGGGTATAGAAGCTGCTATGGATGAGAGAGAAAAAATTTTAGGTATGACTGAAGAGGAAAAAACAAATTATCTAGCTGATCAATACGAAAGTTTTGGTGGTGTGTTTGGAGAAGGAGCATAATGGATAGACGAACTTTTATGAAATTGTTAGGTGGTTTAGCGTCTATGCCTATTGTTGGTAGAATTGTAAAACCTCTTAAATCAGAAACGGTGCAAGAAGGTATCGCTGCTGTAGGTAACAAAGGCATGGAACTTTATGAAATGGTCATAGCTAAAGTTATGAAAGAAGGAAAAAAAATTGGTGAGTCTGGTAGAGTTGATAGTTACAAACATCCTGACAGACCTGACATTACTGTTGATGTAAATCAAACTGATGGCAGTGCGGAGATATATTTTGATACTGACAAAGGTTCTAAAGGCTATGCTAAAATAGATAGAGACATAGAAACAGGTGCCACTGATCTTCAAGAGGCTGAAGAAGTTTATAGATTTTACGGACCAGAAGGTGATTATTCAAAAGATATAGACGAGGGAATTAGTGGTGGTATTGAAAATTTAGAAGAGTTTACCAGAATTAAAAAAGCTATGGGCGGTAGAGTAGGATATCAAACAGGCGGACAAGCTTATGATCCAAGAGCATCTGCTTTAGATTTTGCAAGAGCAATAGATATGGTGGGTGCTGGAACTGACATGCAGAAAGCTAGAGCAGTTCAAGAGTATGGTGAAAATGTTCGAAACCAAGCTTTAAGAGCTGCATCATTATTATCTCAACCCATGAAACTCACAGGACCAACAACTAGACTTTATTCTGGAACAACTTCCCCAACTCCTTTTGCTGGAAGCAAATTTTTTGCAACTCCTGATTTAGCCACAGCTAAAACTTATGCAACATCTAGTTCTTTAAGAGGCTCTCCTTTTGCAGGACCAGTTACTGGAAGAATTTTAGAAGCAGAAGTTCCAACAGCTCAAGCACAAAGTTTATTAAAAAAAGGTCTGACAGGAACTAGAGAAGTTGTATTAGATCCTCAAGCAGCAAAAACATTATTTGAAACTGGACGAGGAGCTTTACAAGGTTCCGCTAGCCTTGGAACTAAAGCAGCTTTAAGTGCAACCAAAGCACTACCAGTTATTGGAGGTGCAGCAAGTTTAGCTGATGCTTCATCTAGAGTTAAAGAAGGTGATTATGTAGGTGCAGCGTTAGGTACAGCGGGAGCTGTTCCTGGATTAGGATTACCTGCACTTGGAGCACAAGTAGTTTACGATGCTGCAAAAAGTAATCCAACAATTCAAAAAGTAGGAACTTCTATTGGAGAAGGACTTTACAATTTATTAAATCCATCAAAAGCCGAAGCAGCAACCCCAATTGATAGACCAACAATGGCAGATGTTGCGGGTCCAACAACTTCAACACCTGAAAAAACAGATCTTCAAAAATATAAAGATAAAATGTTACAAGATCTTAGAAAAAATCACCCTGGACAAAAAACAGCAACAACGGATCTTCAAAGAGATGGAACATACTCTGGCACAGTAAAAGAAATACCCATAGAAGATTATTTTGCAGGTATGCTAGCTCGAGTAGATCTTTTTCCTGACGCATTTGGTTTTGATGAAAAAGGTCAAAAAATAGTTTATGGAGGAAAAGACGGTGGGTCTGTAGATTTGACAATTATATCAATGCCTGATATCAGTGGTTCAGGTGTTGAATCATTATTTAAAAGAAGGTAGAATAACAAATGGCTACAATAGATAAACCATTACCGAATACAAAAACGACTGTCGATGTTCCAGGAGCAGTTGAAGTCGAAGAGGCAATTCAAGAAAACGTAGAAGAAATTCAAGAAAAAGGTGGACCTGTTGAAATTGAAATGACAGAGGAAGGTGGTGCTGAAGTTTCTTTTGATCCAAAAGTTGCAGCAGTAGAAGGCGGTCAAGATCATTTTGAAAACTTAGCAGAATTTTTAGGCGAAGAAATTTTAGATCCATTAGGGACAAAACTTGTAGAGCAATATAACGAATATAAAGAATCACGTGGTGATTGGGAACAATCATACAGAGAGGGTTTAGAACTTTTAGGTTTTAAATACGAAAGAAGAACAGAACCTTTCAGAGGTGCATCAGGTGTTAATCACCCTGTACTAGCTGAAGCAGTAACTCAGTTTCAAGCGCAAGCTTACAAAGAATTGCTCCCTTCTGATGGACCAGTGCGAACTCAAATTTTGGGTAACGTAGATGTTCCAAAAGAAGAACAAGCAAAACGGGTAAAAGATTTCATGAACTATCAGATCATGGATCAAATGAAGGAATACGAGCCAGAGTTTGATCAAATGCTTTTTTACCTCCCTCTTTCCGGATCTACCTTTAAGAAAGTCTACTATGACGATCTTTTAGGTAGGGCGGTATCAAAATTTGTACCGGCTGAAGATTTAGTTGTGCCGTATTCTGCAAACTCTTTAGATGATGCAGAGGCAGTTGTGCATGTAATTAAAATTTCTGAAAATGAATTAAGAAAACAACAAGTGTCTGGTTTTTATAGAGACATAGAACTAGGAAAACCTCCTGTAACAACAAATCAATTAGAAGATAAAAAACTAGAATTAGAAGGAATTGCTAAAGATGGCCAAGAGGATCAATATACTTTATATGAAATGCACACTAATTTAGATCTTGAAGGTTACGAAGATATTGGAGAAGACGAAGAACCAACAGGAATTAAATTACCATATGTAATTACAATTGCAGAAGCTAATAATAAAATTTTATCTATTAGAAGAAACTATAAACCAACTGATCCACTGAAGAAAAAAATAAATTACTTTGTGCAATTTAAGTTTTTACCTGGCACAGGATTTTATGGTTTTGGTCTAATCCATATGATCGGTGGTTTGACTAGAACAGCTACTGCAGCATTAAGACAATTACTTGATGCGGGTACTTTAGCAAACCTACCGGCTGGTTTTAAATCTAGAGGTATAAGAGTTAGAGATGATGCACAACCTTTACAACCCGGAGAGTTTAGAGATGTAGATGCACCTGGTGGAAACATCAGAGATCAGTTTATGACTTTACCTTTCAAAGGTCCTGATGCAACTTTACTTCAGTTAATGGGTATTGTTGTTAGCGCGGGTCAAAGATTTGCGAGTATTGCAGACTCACAAGTTGGAGATATGAATCAAGCAGCTGCTGTTGGCACAACAGTTGCATTATTAGAGCGTGGTTCACGTGTAATGTCAGCAATCCATAAAAGATTATATGTAGGATTAAAACAAGAATTTAAATTATTAGCAGAAGTATTTAAAACATATCTACCACCCGTGTACCCTTATGATGTAC